TGGTTTGATGATTTCTTAGGATAAATAACAATTGGTCCGGTAGGATATAGATACTCACTAGGACTTAGTCCTTCCGTCAAGAAAAACCCAGTATATCTTTTAGTCCCACACAATAAATTACCAGCCCCGTCTTTTATCTGCTCAAAAGACATATAAGAACTAGGAATACTTTGAAACAAGTTTGTTTCCTCTAAAACACTATCTAAATTATAAAATCCTCCGTTTATACTTAACGCCCCATCTTGGATATACGGACGTTTTAAATAAATAGCTCTAGGAGTTGTATTGTTGTCTGTAACATATAAATTAACTCCGCTTTTAGTTTTTTCTCCTTCTCCTTGTATTTGAAAGTTTTCATTAAAACCTAAGTCTTTACTTCTCAGCAATCTGATATATGTATGAGTATTAGAAAGTTCATCGTACTTTAAATATCCAACTTCTCCATATCTAACAAGACCTTCTCCGCTCAAGGCAGAAGCATACCCATATGGTATTAATTTAGTAGTCGAAAATAAAAAAGTTTCGTTTTCTACTTCTACACTGCCTATAATATTAAGAGGTTCGTTTATTGCCGTCAAACCAGCCACAGCCTCTTGAATCAATTCCCTTTGGAATATTTCAGGGTAATTTTCTACAGGACTAGTTTTTAAAATCCAAGACTCATCTAAATTACTACTAATATCAAAATAACCCTCAAGATCTTCGATTCTACCTAAAGTGTGTGTTCCACTTAAAGTTCCAGTTATATCAACAATGCTTGTGAGAGCCCTATCGGTATATAATTCTACAGATATACCAGTAATATATTTAACGTAATAAATTTGATTTTTAGTAAGCCCACCTATTGCTGTACCTGACGTTTTATAAATTACTCTGTCTCCGTTTACATATGTAGGCTCTCCTATAAAACTTAAACCAAAATCTAACCTATTTAAAGTTGTATTTATAGAAGTTAAAGTTCTTACGTTGTCGGCAGAATTTAAGTGTTCTCTGTATTTAGTTATAAATATACTACTAGAGGTAACATTGCTTATAGATGCTGGACTTACTGCGCTATTTAACGCACTAAACAATGTTGTATATAAACCTATAAGTTTTACATTTCTATCTGTAGAAACAGTATTTGTTATATTAACACCGCTTAAGTCTGTAAAGTTATATAATGTCTTTGCTGTTTCAGAACCGCTGGTACCAGTATATAAACCACTAACAGACAAATAAATTCTGTATAGTTTATTTTGATCTACCACATTAGGCAAAGTCAAACTCAAAGCGTTACCTTTAATAAAATTAACAGATGCATCTGTGTTATTAGATTCAATATCTCTGTGTCTAATGTTTAAGGCATCTACATAATTTCCTTGACCTATATATTGTATGTCGGTATCATGGTCTAGTACACCATTTGGAGTTACTCTTACTTGCATTATATATTAGATAATTTTTGTGTTTGGTATTCTCTCTGAAAGTTTTGCATTACACTGAGACCGAAATCTTTCGCATATCTGCGAGAATATTTCCATCCGATATAAGCAACAAGCATTCGCTCCCAATCATCGGGAAGAATCAATTTGTTCTTTTTATCTACTGTTAATGTTTTATAATAGTACGTAACTTTTGTTCCGTCTTGTAATCCCAAAGAAGAATCAAAAATCACAACATTGTTTTGAAGACAATAATCTATATCTGGACAATACTTATGTCCTGTCTTATATAAATAAATACCATCTAGTCTTGCCCATCCAGCAGGCATCTCAAACTTATTATCTTCAATGGTAGCATATGTATGCTTATCCATGAATTTCTTACTTGTTTTCTGAGACCGAACTGCTTGGTGAATAAGAACTTCAAACCATAAAGCATTTGATTCATAAGAACAATTTAATTCTTCGCAAGCAGCCGAAATTACATCATCAATCTTCATTATGGTATAGTTGTTATTTTATCGCTACTAAGTTCAACTGGTCTAGTTGTTTTTCTAAACAAGTCAGCAGTAACTAATTGTACAATATCATGCTTTAAATTAGCATCAACCGGATAAGGATCAGTCGCTCTATTCCAGTTAGCAATAGTAGTAGGATTATTAAAAACTGCTCTAATCATCAAGTATTCTAATTTATTATTGTTATAAAACATTAATAGATTTCTTCCTTGGTCTAATTGTTTGTAGTCCCACATAATCTCATCGTTTTGCATAACTATACTGTGTCTAGTCAAGGTCGTGTATCCTTTTCTTATTCTAGCCCAAGGCTTCATTCCATTAGCATGGCCAACATAAACAAAACCATCGTTTTGTCCATCAAACGTAATTACACTAGGACACTCGAATGTTATAGTATCACAATCTTTTTCTCTTTCTGTAAAACGATGGTCGATAGTCTGTACCCACGCATCATTTATGAATTTTCCTATTTTAATTAAATAACTAGAAATTAAATGCGCTCTGGCAGAATGAATCTTTGTTTCAATATATTCATCGTCATAACGAGATTCGTTATATGACATACCGCCATTCAAGTCGCTTTTTATTTCGTCTACTATTTCTGATAAATATATCATTATGGATTTTGAATTATGTCTTGTTGTGCAGATTGCTTAGTTTGGTAATCTTTTGTCTGAGCACCAAAGTTAAGCACACATTCGTCTAATAAACTATACAAAAACTTCTGAGAGTAATAGTCAGTTAAAAGAACTGCATTGTTTGTAATATCAATATCGTAAGGAGGAACTCTAAAGTAATCCACCTTTGCAGCATAAGGAGTAGGTGATATTTTTACAGAACGGTTTTTACTAGTTCCGTCATTTAAAAACTCATATCTAGGAGTAACTATATTCGCCTTGTGGAAAGATCCTGCTTTTCTAGATGATGACATAGGTTTTAATTCAATGTCATAAGCAAAAAAATAAGTTCCTACAGCCGTTGCTAAGTTTCCACCAGAATCAACAGCCTTGAAATTATTTCCATCAACGAATATAACTGTATAAGTAGTTGCTCCATTAATTACAGTTGACCCTTTTCTTAACTTGTGATTTACGCTGCTTAAAAGCGTTCCGCTTCCAGTGACAACCAAAGTGTCTCTATAAGTCGCTAGAATACGCATCATGTGCATATAAAAAGGAATCTCAGAAACTACAGTTGGAGTAGTCTTACCCTTATTTAAAGTACACAATCCAGAAGCTGGCGTAACCGAATACTCGGTAACCATAAAGGCAACCATCTCATCGGCCTCTTTTTCAAAAGACAAACGATGGTACATTTGATCAACAATTTTATACATAGACTCTTTTATTAATGCCTGAGCCTTTGTATTATCCAAATAAGAAGAATAATCCTTATCGATTTTTTGTTGAAGATACTGCCAAAATTCTAAACCTGTCATTATATACAAATATAATAAAAAAAGGGCAATTATTTCTAACTACCCTTTTTATTATGAAACACAAAATTACTGATTTCCTTCTCTCTTAGCTCTTTTCTTTTCAAATGCTCCAGACGCAGGTAAAAGATTTTTAATCTCTTCCGGTAATTCTAGGGGATTTAAAGTTTCAAACTTAAGAATAGAATTGGCATCCATCTTATCTACTTCGGGTTTAATATAATTCTCGAACATCTCGCTATCCGAAAGAATCAAAGAAATTACTGAGTCTTTAGTTGTGCCAGCATTTCTTCCTGCTATCTTATAAACAGAACCTTCTTTGGTTACAATATTATAAGCGATTGCTTTATGAGCATAGTCAGTAGCCATTCTTTCAACAGTTCTAATTGTCAAATAATTAAATACTTCGTCTTTCTTAGCGATAGCCATACCGTTAAGAGTTAATCCAATTAACTTCAAGTATACTTCTTTTTCGTTCATTCCTCTAGGATCAAGACCTAAAGCAAATGCTAAGTTCATCTGTTCTTCGTAAGACATAGAAGAAACTTTAGAAACAGCCGTTAACTTTTTCAACAACTCTTCATATTCAACCCTAACCTTTTCAGATTTAATTTCGAATTTGAACTGAGCAGTAACTAAGTTAGGATTTAAATATCCATCTGTTTCAACAAGCGGATGGTTTTTCCAAAAGTCAAGAACGGCTTTCTGAGAAAAATCATCATCTTCTAGTGTGATTGTCAAGGGCTGACCTTCTTCAAAAGTATAATTGAATATACGATCAGTATCCTCTAATGAAGTAACTACTTTCTTTCCAGAAGACAAAAGAAACAATTCTTTGTCAGTTTCTCTGTTTCTGTAAGAACCCACAACAGATACGTTACCACGAGTTCTGTATGGAATTAATAAGGCTTTAATTTGCATAAATATTTACAAATATAAATTATTTTATTATAAAATACAAAAAAAGAGGGAGAAAAATCCCCCTCTCTTAAAGATTAGTTAAAGTTATGACATTACATCAAGGTAGTTAGCAGTTGTGCTAGATCCGTTAAGGATTGTGCTCAACGCTGTACCATAAGCACCAGAAGTTGTTCCGGCAGTCTCGTCAATGAACAAAGTAATAAGATCAGAACGCTCAGAAACATCATCTGCTGAAGTATACTTGAAGGTTTTGAAAGTTACGTTGTAAACATCATAAGATTGTCCAGAAACCGCCTCAGCGATACCTAAAGCAATTAAGTCTGCTCCTACACCGATACCTTTAACACCAGCGGTGGTATTGGTAATCGCAAGATTTGCACCTTGGTCAGAAACCTCAGCACCGATGATGCTAGGATTTGCAGCAGTAGCAGTAATGGTAACTGTTCCGCTTGAGTTAGCAGCAGTAGCCTCGAAAGGTAAGTTGTTAATCATCAATGCGATTGCATCACCAACAGTAGTTGCAGTATCGCCACTCTTGATTGTATAAGAAATCAAAGAACTGTAAGTATCAGGTAAGTTGTTGTTTAAAGAACTGATGTCTTGAACCAATTGGAAAGAAAAAATATTTCCTGCGGTCAAAGTACCAGAAACAACAGCAGTTACTACACCTTGTGTAGCAGCAGCACCTTCACCAAATTTTACTTTTTTTACACCATTGTAATCTAAAGTAACGGTTTTGGTTGTACCGCTGTTTGCATCGTAAACACCAGGAAGACTGATTACACCATTTGCTAATGAAGCGTCTGATGCAGTCCAAGTGCTACGAACTAAGTATGTTAAGTTTGCCATTTTTTTATTTATTAATAAGCGAATTCAATCAGACCCATACGGTCAGCAACACAATACAAACCACAATCAGAAAGAATGTGGAAGTCTACTCCGTCTACATCACTAGTTCCTAAAGATGCAACTTGAGAACCTCCGATAGCAGCTTTAATAGTGCTAGGATCAGAAGAATCCAAACCAATCATACCTGGTACATAGTTAGCAATCAATTCGTCATTGTTGAAGTGATACTTCTGCATAGGAGAGATTGAACCACTACCGTCAGCAGCAGCAACTGGAGTCATGTCAAGGAAATAGATTGAGTTACTCATTCTAGGTTTACCGTTGATTCCAGAAAGTTCGCTACGGAACATTTCGTCATCTAAGATATTCCAACGAACGAATTCAATTTCCAAACCAGCATAAGCATATTTCATTACGTTCAAACCAGTAACTGAAGTACCACCAAGGGTATTTGCAGTACCAGCAAATTTAATGTAATCACCTAAGATAGTTTGTAAACGACCCATAGCAGCAGATCCCATCAAAGCTACAAGTTTACGTCCACCTTCAGCAGATACACGAACCATTTGCTCTAAGAAATCATTGAAAGTGCTTTGAGTCAATTCGCCAGTCAAAGGAAGGTAAGTACCGCCATTGTTGATGATAGACCAACGAAGACCACCAGTAGTGTAATATTCACCATAAGGGCCAGTTTTGATTTGTCTTTCAGAGAAAGCATATTTATACTCTAATTGCTTAGCGAACGCTTTCAAAGTAAGATCGTCATAACTTCTCCACCAGAAATCACCGCTCCATTTTACGAATGAACCAGTACGATCTCTACGTGCTTGATGTGAACTTTCACGAGTTACAGCAGTCAAAGCAAAATCAGTGTCAGGAGTGTAGTTCAAAGTGCTCTTACCGAAAGAAGAACGGTTAGGAGAAGCATCGAAGAATCTTTTCGCTGTGTGATTTAACGCAAAGTGTGATGAAGTGAAGCTACCAACACTGTGAGGAACTAAAGTAATACTACCAGCAGCAATATTAACATCAGTAACCAAACCTTGTACTAAGTTAGCATCAGCAACGATATCACCAATACGGAATTTAGAAGCATCAGTTACACCAACTACACCAGTAGATGTGTTTATTGCAACGTTAACTTTAGAGAAAACACCCAAGTTACCCAAAGAAGAAACCTCAATCTTCGCTTGTGCAGAAGTAATTGAAGGAGCTAATTTAGAAGTTAATTGAGTCAAAACGTTATACCCATAATCTTGAGCATACACCATTGCCATTTTGTTAGGCAAAGAAAGTCCTTTAAGTAAAAGTGATTGACTTAAAGGAAGATTAGTTGCGGTTGCCATTGTTTTTTTTTATTTTGTGTTTTTTTGTTTGTGTTTAGTTTCCAGAAAATCTGGAATCAAAGGCATCTTGTATAGCCTCAAGTCCTGAGCCAGCACTACGAGCATTAGAATTAGAATTTTTACTAGGATTGGTCACCTCCTTAATTACTTGTTCACGTCCTTCATTTTTTGCTTTCGTAATGTTAGCCTTTACTAAGTCTCCTCCGTGCTTTAACCATAAAGCAACAGAATAAACTTTTTCGATGTCGAAAGAACCATCTTCTCTTTGTAAGCTGAACTCTTCATTTATGAACTTCTTAAGATCCTTTGACATTTCGTCAGTCACTTTTAATCCATAAACTTCCTTTCCAACAATACCTTGAGAGTACTGATCCATTTCTTGCTCGTATTTAGCAGTCATGGCCTTTCTTTGCCCTTCCATTTGTTCATTAGAACCTGTCAATTGTTTCAATTTCATTTGGTTCTCTTGTTCAAACTTTATCTTAAAGTTTTCGGCCCACTGTTTCTTTTGGAATATAGAAGCGTTATCGTATTCATACACCGCTTGCTCGGTTTCTTCCGGAGTCAAGTTCATGTACTTCTTTAACCCTTCTTTTACAAACTGATCATCTGACCACTTAGTTAAGTCCTCGATTTGATAATCCTTAACTAGATCAGAAAGACTTTTTCCGTTTTTCTTATACTCCATAAGGAGTTTAATTTCTTCGTCAATAGCCTCTTGCTCAGTTATTTTCTGCTCGGTTGTTTTTGTTTCTGTTTCTTGTTTTTGTTCCCACCAAGGAATTTCTTCTTTCGTTTCTGTTTGAGTCTCATTTGTGTTCTGAGTCTCTTGTGTTTCTACTTCTTGCTCTGTAGTTTCAACTACTTCTTGAGGAGTTTCAACTACTTCTTGAGTTTCAGTAGGTTGTTCTGCTTTTAATTGAGCAGCCATTTGTTCAAAAAATTCGTTTGACATATATTGTTTTTTTTATTGTTGCGCTTGGTCTTCCGGAATTTGTTGTGAAGAAGATGCTTCTTCATCTAATGCTTTACCCATTGCTAATTGAGACATTTGACTTTCTGCATCTAACTGCTTTCTGTAATTTGCTCCTTCTTCTTTCATTCCTGCAAGTTGTTGTTGCTGAGACATCTGCTGTTCCGCTTGAGCTTGCTGCATCATCTGCATCATTGCTTGCTGTTTCTCAGCATCTCGTTTTTTCTTATTCAAACTGTACTCCAACTCAGAAATTAATTCGCTGTAAGTTTTAGCCTTTTCGATAGCTAGATAATCTAGCATATCAATCATTTGGTTTTGCATTGATGCCTGAGCCAAAGAAAGAATTCTCTCTCTTGCAGCATCATCAATAAAGTCTTTAACTTTAATGTAAACTCCTAATTCTTCGAACTGAAAATCTTTAACGATTTTTAAGTACTCTTTTCCTCTTGATCCAACAACAGGAATATCATTTTCATCTTCCCCTGTTAAAGAGATTTTGTACTGATTTAGAGCGAATGCTAATTGTTTCTCGATGAACTGAATAAATCCTTGATACAAGTATGTAGTTCCTAAATTTGATTGTGCGATAGTTCCCGCTTGAGTTTTTGCTCCAACATATCCAGACTGCTGACCTAATGCAACCTTTGGAATATTCACAATCTCTTCCATTAGACGTTCTTCTTCTCTTCTCAAAGAGATTAGTTGTTGAACGTTAGGATCTAATGTCATGTCTACAACTTCTACAAGTTTTGCTTCCTGTCCTGCTACATAGTCTTCTCCTGTGGCACTACCATCGGTGATGTGCATACCCATTCTTTCGAAATCTGATATTACATCTTGAGCCGTTGAAGTTCCTAACTTTTGACGATTGATAAGATACACTTTGCCTTTCGCACGTGTCATCATCTTTGTAATCTCATTAGTTATGAAGTCGATTCTGTCTTGGTGCTGATGTAGTCTTGACACAACACTTTTGTTTTCTCCCATGACCATGTTGGGTAAAAACACTTTTAGTGGTAATTCTACATCTCCAGGATTATCATGCTTACGAACGATGTTCGTTGCTTCTTTGTTATCAACAATATACTTGTTTCCAATTACTGTACTTTCGTATATTGTCTTTGTCCAAAATGAGCCTTTTTTATCTTTACGCATTTTAGCGTAGTGTGTATTTCCGAACTTGTCGTTTGTTTTTTCATAACGCAAGTCTTTCATACCTACCCAGTAACCAGTTACACACGCAAGAACAGGTAAGTTGTTCAGATTGAACGCCCATGTAGTTGCATAAGGATGCGTGGTTAAATCTAATAATTGATAAAGATTGTTAGAGTTTAATTTCTTTAATTCTGAAATCTCCTCTATTGTTAAACTGTCTTGGTATCTTTCAATAACATCTGAGACCGTTAACCAATCTATTTTTCCAACAAATCGGGCCTCGGAATTAAAATCGTCATCTTTAGATTTATCTACAATAAGATTCTGAGGAAGGATAATATCAAAATATTGTTTTGCATTCTCTACTCTATTCTCGATACCTACGTATCCTCCCAATAGAGTATATAAAAACGCTTGTTTGTATTTATTTAAAAAATCATTACGATTAAGAATATCCTCACACATACGCTCAGCAAGAATTTCTGCGTTCTCTCTGTAATCATACTCCATGTATCTATGTACTGCTTCTGGAGTTTCAAGTTCGTCTGTTTTAGGTCCTAATGGTCTATACTTAATTCCAAACTCATTTAGAACATCCATTAGTTCCGGGGCTTGAAATTTAAGCAGGCTTTTTTCAAGTAGCTGAGTTTTTTTATTTACTGCTGCTTTACTTTGCGCCTTGACACTAGGTTCAATATTCTGAATCATCTTGATTGCATTACCAACCATGTAATCAACCAAAGAGGTGATTTTTTGGCCGTTTATCCAAACTGTCGGTAAGTCGCAATTATTTTGGTCTTGAGTTGTGTAATAATAATCTTTGTTGTATTGTCTCCCTAAGTAATAAGTAAACATTCTTACAACTTCATCGATGGGTTTTTCTAGAACTTGAGTCGATCTAATTCTTGTTATTCTATCGTTGCGCTTATTAAAATGAGATAAGATAAAAGAAACATTTTCCTTATACCAGGATTTGTTTTTTTCTCCTTCACTGATAAATTGATTTGGTTGCGCCTTAAGAGTAAATGCCATTTATATTACAAATGTATGAAATTTTATTGAAAAAACACAATTTTTCATTTAGAATAAAATTCTTCTAAGTAAAAGTTAATTTTAACTTCTTTACTTATCTCTAATACTCTGATATCCTTATACTCTGATATCGTAGTAGTAGTAATAATGCTTGCTTGATGAGACACTGATAAACCATACCCCCCTTTCCCCCCTTTCCATAAAAACGCTTTAAAACGTTTTCTTGAAAATTGGTTCAGGTGGTAGTGGTTGCCTCATCAATTGCTTGCTCGACTTCGCCACACAGTCCGATAACATACCCCCATTACAAAATAAGGACTGCGGTGCAAATATATTATTATTTTTTGAAGTAAAGCAAGCATTGTTGATATTTTTTTTTAAAACATCATGTGACGAGGAGTTAACTTTCTGATTCTGAATTCGATAAACTCAAAATTTTTCTGTACTAATTGTTTCTCAACGATTAATCTGAAGATATATTTGTCGTTGAAATTGAATTTTTTCTGTAGTACATCGATAAAGGGTTTGACTATATTATCAATATCTGAGGCCATATTACTTAGCCCTACGGTTAAATCTAGTTCGATAGGTACTTTATCCCAATTTAACTCAATGGTTTCTAGTTTAAATAGCAATTCTAATTCGTATGCTGCATATTTTTTAGATTTAAATCTTTTGCCTTGCCAGGCTTCATTAACCGATAGCGGTTTAATATTGACTCTGTTTGAATAGAGCAGCGTAGTTACTTTTGAGTTGTTCTCCATAAGCTTCGAGGTCGTGAAATAATAATAGTTCGGCTGGGATGCCGTAAAACATAGACATGATTAGTACAAACTTCATGTTGTAAACATCTTGCTTATCAGAATAAAACTTTAGGTATGCGTCATCTACATCGATACCCATAAACTCTTTGATATTTGATTTAACTGGCGAGGTTTTATATTTCGCCACTAGGAAGTGAATATTCTTAAAGAAACGATCCTTTATAACTTTTTGATTTTGTTTTATTTTTAAGCTATAGTATTCTTTTCTTACTTCGGATATCTTTGAGATTTCAAGTATTGGACTGAGACCTAATTTTTTTATTTCGATTGTTTTTTTATCTAATTCATCGAATGTCATGCTGTAGCAACATTAAACTCGTTTAGAAACTTTTGATTTTCGTCAATACATTTTTTAGCTTCTGATAATACCAAGATCATTTTTTGATTGTCAATCAATGACTTGCCGTTGATAATGTTGTATACATCATACTGTCTGATGTTATACTTTTCTACTTTTTCTACAATTCTAGCCAAATCGCCTCTGCGTAATTTGCTTTTCATTTCTAGAATTTTTTCTTTTAGTTCCTTGTTCATAATTTTGTCTGAAATATTATACAATTTTACAGAAAATATTTGGATTTTCAAAATTTCGCCTTTACATTTGCATCATATAACTATAAAAAAATGGGATTAGTAACTGAAAAAACCAAAAAAACGTATTTACAAATTCGTGATGGTAAGGTAGCAAAATGGAACGGTACTGAAAATGAATTGTTTCATTCTGTAATTGGTCAAATTGTCGGCATCTCAACTAGAGACCACACTTATGGCACAGACTTGTGTATTGATTTGAAAGATGACAAAGAAACTTTTCAACTTCAAATTAGAATCAAAGGAGCTGATGCAGACTCTAAACAAACATCTTATTTTATTGCTTTTGCACACTGTGCTCCTGCAATTGATGTTTCAAAGCCTGTAGAATTTACTCCGTTTTTAAAAGTAGAAAACGACAAGAAAAAGAGTGCTCTATTTTTAAGACAGGGTTTGGAAAACTTAAAGTGGGCCTACAAGGTAGGAGACGAAGGCATTCCTAAGCCAGAAGAGGTATTCAACAAAAAGGGTGAGTTGGTAGCAACTGACTGGAGCGAGGTTGAGATTTTTCGTATGAACAAGGTCAATGAACTTGCTCAGAGAGCTAATGAATATTCAAAAGCTATTAATTTTGACATTCCGTCAGAAAAGATTGTAGATGAAGTATTCGATGAACAATCCGCTGACGATTTACCATTCTAATTATGGCAAGAGGAGTAAGTAACAAAGAACTTACTGACAAGATTGCAACTAAGGTTGAACCTGCTCATATGAAACACTATGGGCAGGAACAACAGTCAATCATTCGTCAGTCAAGTTTAAAGGCAGCAGTTAATCATATTGATAATTTGCTACCAAAATTAAATGGTGAGTTTAACGTTACAGATATCAGAGGTCTTATTTTAGAAACTGCTGAGGCTTTTGAACAATGGGTTTGCAGATAGTCCAAATAGACAAGGAGAAATCTTACGAGGAATGGCTTGCGTTCAGAGAACGTGGTTTAGGTGCTTCTGAAATTGGCACTCTTATGGGTGTCAATTCTTGGAAGTCTCCGGCTGAGTTGTATTATCAAAAGATAGGAATAATTCCTCAGAAGCAAGTGCAGAATATGCCGATGTTTATGGGAACTATTCTTGAGCAAACTGTTGCAGACATATTTGAACATTGGGAGAAGGACGAGGCTACAATGATTAAGAACTTCGGTGAAGGTAAGAAGGTTAGACAACTATATGAACCAGTAGGTTATATTGTCAATCCTTTATACCCACATCTATTCTTTTCTCCAGACAGACTAATTACAACAAAGGATATCAGAGTTCGCAACTCAAAAATTAATCTTGAGAACGTAGAAGCCATTGCTGAAATTAAAACCATAAACGGCTGGTCTGCTAAACAATGGGAAGGTGGAATTCCTCCGTCTTACTATTTACAATTGCAAACTTACTTATTGGGTCTCGGAGTTCAAAAAGGATATCTTGTTGTCTTAAAGGACGGAAGAGACTTTAGTGTACATGAGTTCGATGCCGATGAGGAAATGATTGACTCGATTATCAATATCACAACTGATTTTTGGAAAAGAGTTGAGTTAGGTAGAGAAGCATATAAAAACGGAGGAGACTATGATCAGTATGCTCCACCACCAGACGGTACAGAAGCATTTGCTGAGTACTTAACTGAAAGGTATGCTAATCCGGAAGATAAAAGTATTGCTTCGAGTGTAGAGATTGATAACTATATAGCTCAATACTTGGAACTTGGCGGAAAAATTGCCGAGTTGGAAGATGAGAAAAGAGAGGCTTCCAATATGATTAAGAACCATATGGGTAACTATGCTTTGTTAAACTCTGACATAGCGAAAGTTACGTGGAGACCTAACAAGAATGGTTCACGTGTATTTAGGATAAATGGCTAAAGGAGACAAAGAATGGTACAAGAGTATGTGGTCAACACGACAGAATCATCAGTGCGAAGAGTGTGGGACTCATCTTCCACATTTCTCACCGATGTTCGTGTCGCATATAATTACGAAAGGAAGTTATCCGAGTTTGAGACAACATCCCGAAAATTGGATGTTATACTGTATGCAATGTCATCAGAAGTGGGAGTTTGGGAAGAGGACGGAGATGAAGACATATGCGAGGGCGATGGAGATTACTGATAAGTTAAAAAGAGAATATCATGAATCACGGTAGTTTATTTAGTGGCATTGGAGGATTTGACTTGGCAGCCGAGTGGATGGGTTGGGAAAACAAGTTCCATTGCGATATTAATCCGTTTAGTAGAAAATTATGTAGTTTTTATTGGCCTGAGGCCGAATCATATGACAACATCAAGACAACAGACTTTAGAAAATGGAGAGGAACAATTGATGTCCTCTCAGGGGGATTTCCATGCCAGCCCTTTAGTACCGCTGGAAAAAGATTGGGAAAAGAAGATGACCGCCATCTTTGGCCCTATATGCTCCAAGCAATCAAAGACATCAGACCAAGATATGTCGTGGGGGAGAATGTTCGTGGACTCCTTAGTTGGTCGGACGGATTGGTTCTCGAAGAGGTGTATGCTGACTTGGAAGGTGAGGGATACGAAATCCAAACGTTTGTACTTCCAGCTGTCGGCATCAACGCTCCACACAAAAGAGACAGGGTCTGGATTATTGCTAAAGACACCAGCAGCGATGGACGGGTACAGCGAGAATCTGAGCAAGAAGGAACAAGTATTCGGGAATTCGGGAACACTGGCTCAAGAAGTAGCAACGGGGTTCATATACAAGAGGGGTCTACTGCCGACACCGAACAGTTACGATTGGAACACGGCAGCAAAACCAGAGACGTATTTGGCTCGGTCTCAGAGACACAAGGACAAGAACGTAAATCTTCAAATGAGTCTAAGACAGATGACTATGTTTATACCGAACAAGGTGGACCATCCGAAGCTTGGGACTGCTTCCCAATTAAATCCCCACTTTGTAGCGGAGATGATGGGCTTCCCCTTGAATTGGACGGACTTACCTTTCCTAAGTGGAGAAAAGAAAGTATAATGGGATATGGCAATGCCATTGTTCCTCAAATCGCATATCGTATATTTGAAACTATAAATGAACTCAAAAATAAATAAAAGACAATATCTCCGCTATATGAAAACATTTGTATGGGCGAGTAAGCAGAGCATAGATACTTTGCTACAGATCAACAAGAAGGGAGTTATGGAAAACTACCCTGTAATTGCCAACACGGTTGAAGACTCTATTAATTATGTGGAGACTGGGGACGGCCTCAGAACAACCAATGTAAGCATGACTGACGTATACGCTATAATGGAAGTACTAAAACACAGAGAACATGAATCATCTACAAACACTCCGCCAGAGACTGAAGAGAATAGAGATTGAAATAGAACTACTAGGGAACATTCCTTGGATATATCTATACAGCGTAAATGGTAACCCTATTCTCAAGAAGGACTGGAACGATAACCATGGCTTCACAGTTGCCTATTACAATTGGGAAATAGAACTTACTGATACCAAACGTATCTTCGAAGTAATAAGAAAATACAAATAAACTTGCTTAGTAGGGAATAAAGACTATATTTGCAGCATAGTGTTCCCCCGACACTATAAACGTTCAGTTAAAGGCCATCTTCACAGGTGGCTTTTTTATGCTCTGTATTGTGGATAAAATGTTACTAGGCTCAAAAAATACGGGGGTAAGACAAAATAGCCCCCCCATAAAATCTAGAAATTAAAAATAGCCCCCCTGGGTTAAATTCTGAAATATAAAATTTGTGCGAGGGGTGGTGGTAATACGTACCAATCCAGGGGAGGGTGCGTCCAAAAAAAACACTCCCCTATGCCATCTTTAGCCTTGCAAATCACAAAAGCAAACTTAATTTGTGCCTCATTTTATTTGAATTTAAAATGCATAAAGAATCTAAACCAATGTACGCACGATAAAAATGTGTATACAATTGGTCAATCGTATACAACACAACAATAAAAAATAAATCTTATTGCATTGGTGACAATAACGCAATGCAAAATAAAAAATCTTTGCATTCATTATCAGTAATTATCCATCCATTTTTACCCTTTCAAATTTCCTTCATTCAATCCCAACAATTCGAATTTTTTTTGTCTCACTGCGAACCCAATATTCACCAAATGAAATTCATAATCATTCTAAACAACATATTCAAATCATTAAACTACAATACTTTAGCCCTATGAATTTTATTTATAATCATTCTAAATTACATACTGCCTATTGACAAATTGAAATCTATAGCTTTATCTTCGTGGCATCAAATCGAAATAATTATGAAGTTTACAATAGAAACCCAAAATGATTTGTTTAATCAAATCACAGAAATTTTATCAGACCACTTTGATAATGTAACAGATGTAACTTACCACAATGATGCAAGGATGTCACTAAGTATAAATGAATATATTCTATTTATGCCCAACTCATTAATTACAGACTACGACAAAGAATGTGTGAATTACTATAGACTAATGTTAGATGAAGATTACGGCATTTTTAATGAAGAAGCATATACATTTAGTTCAACTTCATTTGAAGATATCATTAGCGAATTAAACAATATAATCAAATAATATGAACAACAAGAAACAGACCATCGTTATCAGTTTACTGACATTAGTAATTTCCTTATTGCTTATTGTCTTAACTGCATTATCATTTCGTGTACCTATGTTCTTCTTCTATGTGGGATTCATAGGTTGTGTTATGTCCTCCCTTAGTATTGTAGTAACTAAATTCAATTTGTAATCTGAGACCCAAAGCAAACTATCATAAACCAACAAAAAACATGAAAAAGATAATTTTTAGAACAGCAAATGTGATTACTATAATCACGATTGGTAAAACAAGCAATAAGAAAATTGCAGACAGCACAGAAACAATTGTTCAAACGTCACATTTCAGCAGAGAGCAATTTGAAATTGCACAAAGTAAAACAAGTATGCGAGAATTTTTTAATGCAGACGGCAAAGTATGTATGGACTGCCCATTTGCAGTAAGTAACGGAGCAAAATTGAGTGCTTGTTATACGCACAAAATGATGCAATATTCGGGCTTTCTTTCTACATTAAGAAGTACAGCAAAATTGTATCCTACATTTGAATCAATACCAAATTTGTCGATGGCTTTGTATAATACCATTGTATCAGTATGTGAAGGTAGATTTGTGAGATTCGGAACATATGGAGAGCCAACATTATTACCTATTATGTTGGTTGCTGACATCTGTAATGTTGCTAAGAATTGGACGGGTTATACTCACCAATGGCGAAAAGATGATTCATTTGCTCCTTTCTTTATGGCATCTGTACATAGTGCAGAAGAAGAAAGAATTGCTTCTCTTGTGGGTTATAGATCCTTTGTTGTATCTGAGACCCGAATCCCTGGTTTTATACCTTGTCCGGCAAGTATTGAGCAAGGTTTTAGAAGTAATTGCAGTAAGTGTAATTTGTGCAGTGGTACAAATGGCAAAGGTAAAAAATCAGTTAACATATTAAACCATTAAAAAAACTATCATCATGACAAAAAAATTAAACATATTAATTGCTTGTGAGTATTCGGGAGCAGTAAGACAAGCATTCAGAAAATTAGGTCATAACGCAATTTCTTGCGACCTATTAGAAGCCGAAGACAATTCACCTTATCATCACCAAGGTAATGTATTCGACATAATCGACAAAAATCCTTTAAACGGAGAAAAATGGGATTTAATGATTGCCCATCCACCATGTACGGATCTTGCAGTAAGTGGTAGCAGATGGTTTCCCGAAAAGATTGCAGACGGCAGACAAGAAAGAGCACTTCAATTTGTTCGTGACCTCATGAACGCACCAATTGAACATATTCTGATTGAGAATCCAATTTCGGTTATCTCCAGTAAGATTAAAAAACCCGATCAGATTATACAGCCTTGGCAGTTTGGCGATCCATTTCAAAAATCAACTTGTTTGTGGCTTAAAAACCTTCCTTTGTTAACCCACACTAAAATTGTAGACAAAGGAGAATTTAAAGAATGGATCGATAAAAAGACCGGGAAAACTAAACGCCAAGCAACATGGTATTATGAAGCTTTTAAACGAGGCAAAGAAAACAGATGGAAAGATAGATCTCGCACCTTTCAAGGAATTGCAGATGCCATTGCAGACCAATACAGCAAGTACTTAACAGAAAAGTAAAAAAATTATTTAAAATTATTAGGAATTATAAAAAGATTAACTATATTTGCAAAACAATCCACAAACAATAAACAAAATAAACACATAGATATGAGCACAATTTTAGTAAAAAACGCAATCGAGATTATCAAAAGTAAAAAGTTTTTCTCGGCATCCTTTGTAAAGAAGGACGGAACAATACGCCACATTCACGGTAAGTATGGTGTAAAAAAACATCTTAAAACTGGTGCAAAGGCACAAGCATATAACCCAACAGAAAGAGGTTATCTTACTATCTGGGATTTAAAAAAGAAAGAATATCGTCTATTGAATACTCAAACTATCATCAC